ACGGGCTGACGACGGCGCGGCCCCTCCCGGTAACCGTGGGGCGCTACCGCTAGGGTGATCTCCATGCAGGAGGACACCCGATACGGGCAACTGAACATCCGCTACGCCTTCTGGCCGGTCCAGATCGCTCGCTTCCTTTCTCTGCTACCGACCGCGGTCCGTGAGACGTGGTACGAGAGTCACGGCCGGATGTGCTCGCGAGCGTGCACCGACCACCACCAGTACGATCGCTATTGCCTGCTAGGCACATCGATCAAGCCCTGGGGCGGTCACGAGTTCCTACGCGGAGAAGGGAAAGTAAGTGACTGACTACCGGCCGGCCGTAGCGCGGCTACCCGAGGGTGGAATGACCGGTATCCAGCTACTCTGCCTGGACTGTGGCGCCGCGGTGGCCGACACCGGCCGTCACGATGACTTCCACGCCGAGTTAGCGCGATTGGGTGTCGTGTTCGGCAAGGGCCAGGTCCGAGCGCCACGCAAGAAGGCATCCTGACGTGTGGGGCGATGACCTACCCTCGATCGACTCCCTGAACATCCCGGCCGGCCGGATCGTGGACGAGGGTGATGAGGCGTGGGCCGTCCGCGTGATGCTGACGCCGGACCAGTGGTCGGTCGTGAGCCAGGCTCTGGTCAAGCTTCGGATCGACGCCGGCGAGGGACCCGATATGACGGACGGCCGAGCGCTGGAGCTTATGGCCGCTGACTACCTGGCGGGTCCGTGACGCGGCTGGGTGAGTGGCTGGATCGCGATCGCCTTACCAACCATGCAGCCTGGCGCACGAGAGCGGCCTGGAGTGCGATCCTGCTGAGCGTGGCCGTGGTCGTGCTCGTACTCGTGATCGCTTACCTGGCAGGGCCGTAGTGAACAAGGGAAAGCGTCGCAAGCTCGCGGCGAACTTCTACCCTGGATGGGCCTATCGGTTCGCGCCGACCGTGTACATCATCGGGCCGAGCGTGTTCGTGGTGCCTCGGCCGATGCGCCGGACGTTCCGCGTGGTCGATCTGTCCGGCTGGCAGGAGCTTGGGTACACGACCGATGAGTGACGTACAGCTAGCAGAGGTCCTACTTCGGATGGGACTTCGGCTGGAGCCCTGGCAGCGCCGATACCTACGCCTGCTACTAGATGCGAGAGGAGTTGATCATGGGAGACCGCGGTAAGGCACCGACCCCTACCAAGCTACGGCTTCTGCATGGCGAGACCCGGCCGAGCCGGATCAACTACAACGAGCCTCAGCCGGCGAGCATGGAGCCCGAGTGCCCTGACTACTTCACGCCGGACGCGCGTGAGGTCTGGGATCGCGTGGTGATCCAGCTACGCGCGATGGATCTCCTGGCCGCGGCGGATCAGGACATGCTTGCGGCCTACTGCCAGGCCGTGGCCAAGTACCAGAAGGCTGTCCGCATGATCGATGCCTCGGATCTCTTGCTCCGTGGGCGAGACGGCAACGCCGTGACCAATCCGGCCTACCGGATGATGCGCGACCTCGCCGGCTCGATTCGCGTACTGGGCAACGAGTTCGGCTTCTCGCCGGCCGCGCGCGTCGGGCTGACCACCAAGGACAAGCCGAGCCTGTCGGCCGGCGCTGAGAGGCTTCTGTCTTGACCGTGGATCAGGTAGCGCTCGTCCCGATCGATGACTTGGTGGAGTATCCCGGCAACGCGCGCCGCGGCGATCTCGATGTCATCGCGGAGTCGATCAAGACCAACGGCTTCTACGGCGTGGTGGTCCGGCAGCGCTCCACTGGCTACGTGCTCGCCGGCAACCACCGCTTCAAGGCAGCCAAGCTCGCCGGCCTGGAGAGCGTCCCGGTGCAGGACGTGGACGTGGATGATGCGACCGCGCGCCGGATCAACCTCGTAGACAACCGCTCCAATCAGCTAGCCGGCTACGACACTGTGGCGCTGTCGGAGCTTCTGTCGCTGGCGATAGACGAGGGATCGCTTGTCGGTACTGGCTTCACCGAGGAGGACTACGCCGACACGCTGGTCGACGCCGAGGCCTTGTTTGCTAGCTCGACCGACTACGGCCAGGACGGCCAGGGCGAGTTCCGCAAGGACGGCTCGCGGGGCGTCGCCGGCCGGCGCCAGATCGTGCTCGACCTAGAGCTTGATCGCTTCGCCTGGCTCCTCGATGCGCTCGCGGAGATCGGCTCGCGGGAAGGCCTATCGAACAACAGAGATGTCGTGGTCCGACTGGCCGAGCGCTACCTGGGTACGAAGGCGCCGGAAGCGAGCATGGGCGATGAGTGAGACCGTTCTCCGCGTCGATCGAGTGATCCGGCCGGACGAGGCCACCGCGATCGTCGGGACGCACGTCGGGCACGAGCTAGAGCCGACGTTGACGTCACCGCGGGACGGGGATCGGATTCGCCTAGTGGAGAAGGGCGAGACGGTCGCTCTGATCACGCGGCTCCCGGTGGCCGTCAAGGCTCGCTTGCGTGCAACGATCCTGGCGATCAACTACAGCAAGGGTGGCGTCGCTCGGCACAACATGACGACGGCCGGCGTGACCTTTGGCTACTCGCCGGCCAAGATCATGGCTCGCCAGGAGGGCTGCCGGGTCGGTGCGTTCGCGCGCGACAACCCTAGCCAGGAAGCGGTTCTGGAGGATCTGGCTCGCTACCTCACGGTCGAGTTCGATGAGCTTTACCCCCAACAGGCTCAGCGCGACCGGGACCGGATCGGGAAGTCGATCTTGGACGAGTGGCGCATGGAAGAGTCCTTGTGGACTAGCGGGATCATCAACAAGGCCAACGTGCTGCCGTATCACCGTGACGGGAACAACCTCGATACGTGGTCCGCGATGCCGACGCTCCGCTACGGGATGGCCGGTGGCTACCTCCATCTCCCTGAGTACAACGTCGTCTTCCCTTGTGGAGATGGCGATGTGACGTGGTTCTACGGCCGCGGCCTCGTGCACGGCGTCACGCCGCTCACCAAGCGCCGGCCGGATGGCTACCGATTCTCGATCGTCTACTACGCGCTCAAGGGCATGGTGGACTGCCTGACCTACGCGGAGGAGACGGTACGAGTGGCCGAGCGGCGCACCGAGCGCGAGCGCGCCGAGGCCGAGAAGATCCGCGCTCGCGCGATACCTGGGTGATCGATGGCTCGCCGGCTCCCGGTATGCGGACGAGTGCTGGACGAGATCACTTGCCAGGAACGCGGCGACCACTTCTGCGTACCGCGCGCCGATCACGCGGAGAAATTCTTCGCGGAGATCTTGGTACACACCAAGGGGATCTACGCGCGCCGCAAGTTCATCCTGGCCGACTGGCAGCGCGACGACCTGATCCGGCCGATCTTCGGCAAAGTCCGCTGGGATGCCGAGTACGGCCTGTACGTCCGCTCCACGCGCATCGTCTGGATCGAGCTAGCTAGAAAGCAAGGGAAGTCGGAGATGCTGGCCGGCATCGCGCTCTACATGCTCTGCGCAGACGGCGAGGAGGGCGCGGAGATCTACGGCGCGGCCAAGGACCGGGACCAGGCACGCAAGGTCTTCGACGTGGCGAAGCGGATGGTGGAGCTATCTCCTTTGCTCTCTAGCCGGCTGACGATCATGTCGGCCAACAAGCGGATCGTGGACAACAAGACCGCGAGCTACTACGAGATCATCGCGGCCGACGCTGGCGGCAACCTCGGGCACAACCCTCACGCCGTGGTCTTTGACGAGTCGCTGACTCAGCCGGACGGCGAGTTGTGGGACGCGCTACGTACCGCGATGGGCACGCGCACCCAGCCGCTCATGGTCGCGGCCACCACGCCGGGGGACGACCCGGCCAGTTGGTGCGGGACCATGCACGACACGATGGTCAAGAATGCCGAGGACCCGCGGCGCGAGCCTCACGTACTTCCCTACCTCCGTAACACTCCCGACGATGCCGACCCGTTCGACGAGTCCCACTGGGCCTGGGCCAACCCAGCGCTCGGCCAGTTCCTTAGCCTGCAAGCACTTCGGGACGAGGCCACCGAGGCCAGGAACGACCCGCTCAAGGAGAACAGCTTCCGGCAGTACCGGCTCGCTCAGTGGGTGCGCCAGAGCTTCCGCTGGATGCCTATGCACCAGTGGGATTCGCTCTCGGGCGACCTCTGGCTCCATCCCGATCACGGCCGCTCTGCCTTTCTCGGTACGACGGTCTGGGCCGGCCTCGACCTCGCGGCCAAGTTCGACCTCACGGCCTGGGCCATGATCATCCCCGATGGCGACGAGTTCCATGCGCTCTGGCGGTTCTGGATGCCTGAGGAAGCGCTAGTGGAGCTAGACAAGCATCAGGACGGGAAGTGGACCCGGTGGGCACAGGACGGCTGGCTCACGGTCACCGAGGGCAACGTCGTGGACTACGCCAGGATCTACGACGACATCGAGAAGGACAGCCAGGACTTCTTCATCTCCGCGATCGACGCGGACCAGTGGTCGATGGCGCCGGTAATCCAAGAAATCCAGAACCGTACCGGGCTAGAGGAGATCGTGGCCTACGCCAACACGTACGCCAGGATGACGCCAGGCCTCAACGAGGTCATGGCGATGGTGAAGGCCGGCACGCTGCGACATCACGGCAACCCAGTCGCTCGCGCGTGTTTCGACTCGGCCGAGGTGCGCAAGGCACCGTACGACTCGGAGTTGATCAGGATCAGCAAGCCCGAGCGTGGACCCAAGGACAACCGCGTGGACGGCGTACCGGCACTGGCGATGGCAGCCGCGGCCTGGCGCCGCACCGTGGGAGAGGACAGCGGGGGCGGATGGATGATCAGCCTATGAAGCAAGGGAGGTCGGTATGAGTGCGGAAGTCATGAAGCGGCTCGCGGCCGATCTCCAATCGCGGCGCAACGGGCAGCTACGGCCGAGCGGCCAGCAGGCCTACGGCTACAACGTGCTGGACGACTACTTCTCTGGCAATCAGCAGCTTGGCTTCCTGCATCCCGAGGTCCGCGCTCAGGTAGAGGATCGCCTGGAGTCACTGTCGATCAACTGGGCCAGGGTGATCATCGGCAGCATCGAGGAACGCCTGGACGTGCGCGGCTTCCGGATCGGCAGCGAAACCGAAGTTGATCAAGAGGTCTGGGATATGTACCTGGCCAACGGCCTGGATACGTGGTCTCAGCTAGGGCACACCGACGCCATGAAGCATGGCCGCGCGTTCGGCCTGGCCTGGGCCGACGAGGACGCGCCGGACGAACCGCGGATGACGATCGAGTCAGCCTCGCAGATGACTGTGCTCTACAAGCCAGGGACCACCAAGATCCTCTACGGCGCAAAGGTCTACAAGGACCCAGACGCCGACAGCGCCACCTCTTCGGCGCAGATCGGATGGCTCTACGGGCCGGACTCCGTACAGAAATACCGAGGCTCGCTCCTCGGCGGAACCGGCTCCAACGCCTGGCAACTGCTGGACGAGCTACCCAACCCACTCGGCGCGGTACCGATCGTTCCGTTCATCAACCGGCCCAAGCTCACTGACCTCGCCGGCGAGTCGGAGTTGACCGACGTGATCCCGCTGCTCAATGCGATCAACAAGCTAGCTACGGACATGATGGTCTCCAGCGAGTACCACGCGATGCCACGCCGCTACGCGACCGGGATGGAGATCCCGCGCGAGGCTCGGGCCAACGAGAAGATCCGTAACGAGGTACGGAAGCAGTGGGACGAGGCCTTGAAGGGCCGGACCCTGATCGGTGGCAAAGAGGTCAAGTTCGGCCACTTTCCCGAGGCCACATTGGACAACTTCATCAACGCGATCAAGCTCCTCGTCTCCCAGATCGCCGCGCTCGCCGGCCTGCCTCCGCACTACCTCGGCCTGTCCACCGACAACCCGGCCTCCGCTGACGCGATCCGCTCGGCTGAGGCTTCCCTTATCCGCAAGGCACTCCGTAAGCAGGGCTCCTTCGGTTCGGCCTGGCCGGCGCTGATGCGGCTCGGGCTGGCTATCAAGCAAGGCGTTCCGCTGGAGAAGCTGGACCCGAAGTACCTCAAGCTGGAGACCCAGTGGGCCGATCCCAACACGAGCACGCCGGGAGCCAAGGCCGACGCGGCACTCAAGCTCGCGGGAGGGACGGTCCCGATCATCACCATCCACCAGGCTCGGGAGGATCTGGGCTACACGCCGGCGCAGATCAAGCGGATGGAGGAGGAGGAGCTAGCCGGCCAGGAGCTAGCGGCCACGACCGACGTACGCGCCAAGCTCTCCCTCGCGGACGAGATGATCGCCAACGGCGACCCCAAGCCGGCTGCTTACGCCGCGGTAGGCCTGATCGCCGCGGCCTCTCAACTGACCACAGGGACCAACGGCGCGGTCGGTCAGTCCGGCCAGCAGAACGTATAGAGATCCTTCTCCTCGTCGTACGCGACCTCGCGGTAGACGACCGGGCTCGGAGTGCTCGTGGGCCAGAAGCTCAGCACGCCGTTCTCCAGCGTGAGCCACGGCTTCCGGCCGAGTAGCTGAGCCATCTCACAGTGAAGGCGTGCCTCAGCAAGGAACTTGGCCGTGACCTGAATTACCGGGTCCGCGCGGACGACCTCAAACCAGTCATTCCGGCTGTCCGGGTCGGTATGCCAGCTAACGCGGATCTCTCCTACGGGAATCGGCTTCATGACCAGACTCAACCACAGACCTCTGACAGAAAGTGTCAGACAGGGTACGGCATCCCTAAGCCGGTAGCGCGACGACTGCGTCCAAAGTCGGAGAAGTACCTGACGAGGAACGGATCTCTATGTCCACAGCACCAGCAGAAACCGGCACGGACGCCGGCCAGCAAGACACCGACCAGGGCCAGCAGCAGCAGGCGCCGGCCGGGAAGAGCTACAGCCAAGAGGATGTCGATCGCGTCGTGCGCGACCGGCTAGCTCGGGCCGAGGCCAAGTACGCCGACTACGCCGACCTCAAGAAACGGGCCGCGGAGTACGACAGGCTGGCTGAGGCGTCCAAGACCGAGCACCAGCGAGAAGTTGATCAAGCTCGTAAGCAGGGTGAGACCGAGGCGCTGTCTCGCGTCAACGGCCGACTGATCACGGCCGAGGCGCGCGCACTCGCCGCGTCCAAGCAATTCCGAGATCCAACCGACGCCGTCGCATTCCTACGCGGCAACGGATCTCTCGACTCGATCAAAGTGAATGACCAGGGCGATGTCGACACCAAGGCTCTAGAGGCCGCTCTGGACGATCTGGCCAAGAGCAAGGCCTACCTGTTGATCGAGGAGAAAAACCCTAGGCCAGCAGGCGACGCCGGCCAGGGACCGCGGACGCCGACCGGTGTCCAGAGCATGAACGAGCTAATCCACGGCCTAGCCACCAAGGGCAGGCAGTAAACCGTAGACCCCGTTTGGGGACTACTCAGAGAAGGGAAATCCCCAAATGCCGTACAACTCCTTGACCAGCCGTACCGATGTCGGTGCGCTGATCCCCGAGGAAGTCAGCCGGGAGATGTTGGGTGCTGCCGTTGAGCAGTCCGCGGCTCTCACCTTGTTTCGTAGGATTCCGGTCTCGCGCAACCAAGTCCGACTGCCGGTCCTCTCGGCCCTGCCCGTCGCCTACTGGGTGACCGGCGATACGGGTCTCAAGCAGACCACGGAACTCGCGTGGGCGAACAAGTACGTCAATATCGAGGAAGCGGCCACCATCTTGCCGGTCCCTGACTCGGTGGCCGCGGACATCGACGCCAACGTGTGGGACGAGGCCATGCCGTACCTGATCCAGGCCTTCGGCCGGCTCGTGGACAGCGCGATCTTCTTTGGCACCAACGCGCCGGCGAGCTTCCCGACCAACGTCAACGCCGCGGCAGCCGCGGCCGGCAACAACTTCACTGAGGTCACCGCGGCTACGTCGGGCGGCTTCATGGGCGACCTCGACGCGCTCTACGGGCTGGTCGAGGGAGATGGCTACGACGTAAGCGGTTTCGTCGCGGCCACCAACGCGCGGTCGAAGTTCCGCTCGTCTCGGGACAACACTGGTCAGCGGCTCGACGTGGGCCGCGTGGGCGGGGATCTGTCCAGCTTCGACGGCCTCCCGGTGGTCTACCCGATGCGTGGCCTGTTCCCGACCGGTGGTGGCGCCGGAACCAACGTTCGGCTGTTCGCTGGGGATTGGTCTCAGTTCGTCTTGGCGGTGCGCCAGGACATCACGGTGGACGTGTTCCGCGAAGGCGTCATTCAGGACGGCGCGGGAGCGATCGTCTACAACTTGATGCAGCAGGATATGACCGCGATTCGCCTGACCTTCCGGCTCGGCTGGCAGGTTGCGAACCGGCTGAACAACGATCAGCCGGTCGAGGCGAACCGCTACCCGGTGGGCGTTCTCCGCTACTGAGCAAAGGACAACGAGCAGCTTAGGGGGGGTCCGTGGCTGCTCGTTGTCATCCACCAACCTACTAGACAAGGGAGAGCTAGTCATGGCGCAGGACGAGAGTAAGCAGCAGGGCAAGCAGGAGGCCGCGGACAAGCGCGCCGCGGACAAGCAGGAGCGCGAGCAGGAGCGAGAGGCCGACAAAGCCGAGCGCGCTCAGGACAAGCAGGAGCGCGAGCAGACTCGCGAGCAGCGCAAGGCCGAGAAGAAGGTGGACGAGGACGCCGAGGGCGCGGCCGAGGAGGGCAACGAGGAGGTGCAGGAGAAGACCGATGAGGCCGAGGAGAAGGGCTACTTCGGCTCGGTTCCTGACCCGACCCCGAACGAGAACTACACCGTGGCCGGCGTGACCTCGGGTGCTCCGACACCGGAGACCGACCCCGACCTCGCACGTGAAGCTCGCGCCGCGGTGCGGGGTGCTGAGGTTCCCGTTCAGCCGAAGGACAAGTGATGGTGGCCGGCCGCGGGACGGACCCGCGCACGATCAGCCTCACGAGCACCAACGCATCGACCGCTGTCACCGCGCCGGCCGGCACGTTCAGCAGCGCCGATGTCGGCCGGACGGTCACGGCCACCGGCATCAACGCGGGGATCACCATCGCCTCGGTGCAGAGCGCTACCGCGGCTACCCTCTCGGGCAACGCCAGCGCAAGCTCCACGCGCTCGGCCGTCCTGGGCGTCGGGGGCGAGTCGGTCTACGGCTACCGCGGCTGGTCACCGGAGTCTCAGGCCGAGGCCGACAGCCAGATCCAGACGGCTAACGGCACCGGCGATCCGAACCGGTTCACCGACGCCGTGACCTCACGGCAAGATCATCTGCGGTCGCGCACCTGATCATGTTCGCCACGCCTGCGGAATTGGCTACGCACCTACAGACAGCGACTCAGGACGAGCATGACGCCGGCAATCCCGACGTGCTCGACACCGGCGTCGCGACCCAAGCTCTGGAGTCGGCAACCGCCGAGATCCGTAGCGTCTGTGGGTGGTCGATTACTCAGGAGACGGTGACCGACGAGCCGTACGAGGTGGAGCGCTGGATCTCGCTTCCGACGCTCTACCTCACGGCCGTCGCGATCTCCTACGACGGTAGCGTTCTGCCGGCCGGCGATGCGTTCACTTGGCGTCGCTCGGGCACCATCGATATGTCGCCGTGGCGGATGCTCGTGATCAACCGGTCCACGGCGCGATGGGTGGATCTCCTGATTACCTACACGCATGGGCATGCCGTGGTGCCACCGGTGGTCAAGGCGATCTGCCTGGAACGGGCCGCGGCCAAGTACACCAACCCAGCCGCGAACCTATCGGAGACGCGGAGCACTGTGGTCACGGTCTACGGTCGCGGGACCGAGGGCTCGACCTCGCAGAGCGCGCTCGCCAATGACTCACGGTTGATCGACTACAAGCTGCCAGGCCTGTGAAACTACGGGACTGGGCGGATGTCCTCAACGCCGATGATCTTCCAACGGATGATCATGGAAATCCGGTGCCCGACTGGACCGGGGCTCCGTTCAAGCACGAGCGCGCCGAGGTGTCCCCACTCTCGACCGCGGAGTACACGCTGGGCCAGGACTCCACGGTCTCGCGCTTCCGTATCCTGCTAGGCCACACGACAACCGCGGACAACGACTCGCGCATTCGGTGGCGCAACAACGTCTACGAGGTCATCGGTGAGATCCAGCCGGTGCCCGACAGTCGCGGCCGGATCAGTCACCACGAGGCGATCTTGGAGCGAGTGGCATGACACTCCCTAGTCGGGAAGGGATTCTCGTCCAGGCCATGAGGGCCAACACGGACATCACGGCTAGCGCCGTAGGGCAACGCATCGCCACGCGGCTGAGCACCTATCCCGGCATCCGCGTGACCGTCCTCGGTGGGGCCGCTCGGCCGACCGACCAGACCGGACAGCCCGAGTACCAGATCGAGGTCTGGGGCGCCGGCCCTGAGCCAACGCACGAGACCGAGGCCTCTACCGTGGCAGGGATCGTGGAGGAGCAGGTAGCGACGGGAGGCCTGAGCGGGACCTACCCGCTCGGGACCATCCGAGGTTCCTACGTCATTGGGGATCTCATCCACTCGCCGGACCCGACCACGCGCCGGGAGCGGTACATCCTCACGATCGGATTACTGATCCAGTGACCCAACCTCCGCGCTACACCGACGAGGTACAGCGAGCACTCAGGGAGCGAGCGATCGACGCGCGCGAATCCCCTTCTCCACCAGCCATCCCCGATGGCCATGTGCAGTACATGGTCGCTGTCAACGAGCAGCAGTCATCCGGTATCGCTGTTCCGGCCGTCGTCGCGGCCACGCTACGAGGCATAGCCGATCAACTCGACCCCAAGAAACCAACCACGAGGAGCACAGAGTCATGAGCAACACCAACACGCCGGCACCGGCTGTCGCGACTCCCGAGGAAGTGCAGAGCTTCCGAGCGGAGCAAGAGAAGGAGTGGGGCCAGTACGTCGCGCTGGCGCCGATCAGCTTCAACGGCGCACCGGCCTACAACGCCGGCGACGCCGTACCGGCTAGCAACGTGGCGAAGTACAAGTACGACGAGCAAGGCCTTGTCGGCAAGGTCGGAGCCAAGGCCACCAACGAAGTCATCCGCTCGATCGCGAACGCGGCCTCCGCCGAGCAGGTAGCGGATGTCGGCGCCCCGCTCAGCCTGAATGTGTCCGTTCCCGAAGGCAAGTAGGCCGAGGGTTTCCGTAATACCTACCAAGGAAGGCGACAATGCCTACAGCCATCACTACGCCCAACATTCTGGTCGACCCAGGATTCCTCTTCTGGGCTCCGCTCGGGTCGGCCGAGCCGACTCACGCCGCTACGGCGTCCAAGTTCTCCGATGTCTGGCCGGTGGCCTGGCTCCAGCTTGGCGCCACCGCGGAGGGATCGACATTCAGCTACGAGACCTCGGTGGAGCCGATCACCGTAGCCGAGTTGTTCGACCCGGTGAAGTACAGCACGACCGGCCGGACCGGCTCACTGAGCTTCGCCCTGGCCGAGTGGTCGCTGACCAACATGAAGCGCGCGCTCAACGGCGGCACCATCACCACGACCGGTACCGGTGCGACATCCGTTAACTCCTACGTCCTGCCGACGCCAGGCCAGGAGGTCCGAGCCATGCTCGGCTGGGAGTCCAGCGACGCTACGGTGCGCGTGATCGTCTACCAGGCCTTGTCCTCGGGCACGATCGAGACCGCGTTCCAGAAGGCACCCGACTTCGCGCGGATTCCTTTCACGTTCAACATGGAGATCCCGAGCGGCAGCACTCAGCCGTTCAAGCTCCTCACGGCCGGGACGGCTCGCGCCTAATGGGCAGATCCCTAGGGAGCTTCGGAACCGAGCACGTCGAGGAGCAGGTAGACCCAGACACCTTTGATTGGTTTGGGTCTACCATCCGTCTGACCACCACGCTCAACGAGGTCGAGTTGATCGACTTCATGGACGCGGCTCGGCGGATCAACGATCAGGACCTGGCCGCGATGGCGATCATCAAGGACATGTTCATCATGATCATCCACGCCGATGACTTCGCCACATTCTGGAGCGTGGCTAAGGAAAAGCGCCAAGGCCTGGAGGAGATGGTTCAGCTATTCATGACGCTGCTGGAGGCCGTCACCGACCGCCCTACCCAGCGGCCGTCCGACTCCTCGACTGGGCAGCCGACAACCGTAGGGAGCTTGCCGGCCGACTCCTCAGCGTCGGTATTGAGTGGGCGCCCGGATCTACAGGTCATTCACGAGGACAACCAGGCGACGATGGAACGCGCGCGGCGCGCGGTCCTCGCCGGCTAAGCCTTAGGCAGCTAGCCGACTTCGCCTATGTGATCCGCGTGGATCAGATGATCGACCGGGCCGCGCTGGAGTACTCCATCGCGGCCTCTCTTATCGCGGCCGGCGTCAAGTCCAACGACGGCTCAGCGATCGAGGTAGTCACACCAGAGGAGCAGCGAGAGGCGTTCGATCGCCGGCTCGGCCGGCCGCTCGATGAAGATCAAATACGAGCCGCGATCATGAGGGAGGTTACGGCGTGACAGTCAAGATCAACCGCAATGCAGCCAAGAGCTACCTCCGCGATCCCAAGCTGGAAAGGGAACTCCTGGCCGATGGCTGGAAGATAGCGGACCTGGCCGCGTCGCTAGCGCCGAAGGACTCGGGCAGCGGCGCGGCCTCGATCCGTGCCGAGCTAGTGAAGGGTGACGTGCCCGAGGTGCGCGTGTCCTGGGATCGCGCTCACTTCTACATGGGCTTCATCGAGCTAGGCGTACTCGATCGTCCTGCGCAGCCCTTCTTGCGCGCCGCGGCACAGAGGTTCCGGTGACGACTCTCGCAGACCTGTTCGTCCGCGTCCTGCCTGACGGCAAGGAGACCGACCGCTACCTCGCCCGTACAGAGACGCGGCTCCAGAAAATCGACCGGACCAAGATCACGCCGAAGATCGAGATGTCCGGCGCGGACCGGACAGTCGGCGCGCTCACCGCCAAGCTGCAATCGCTGAACAAGCTCAAGATCAACCTCAACGTCGCCTCGACCACAGCCAAGGCCGAAGTCGAAACCCTGCAACGCCAGTTGGTCCGGCTCACGAGCAAGCGATCCACGGTCCCCATCGAGCTACAGGACGATATCGATCGAGAGATCCGTGAGGTCAAAGGGAATCTAGAACGCTTGCAGCGTAGGGAGACCAAGCTCCCGATGCGGCTGGAGCGGATCAACGATCAGATCTCCGCTGTGACCCGGCAACTGAACTCGATCCCTGATGTCGATGTCGATGTCGATCTTGACCCAGAGCGGACGCTGGGGCGCAAGCTCGGCGGCATCACCAAGCAGGTAGAGGACACCGGGCACAAGGCCGGCAAGGGATTCGGTGGCGGCTTCAACGCTGGCATCCGCAGCATCGCCGGCGCCGCAGCCCTGCTCCTCTCGGTGTCCGAGGTCATCCGGTTCCTCAAGGAGTCCAACGCCGAAGCGCGAGAATCCCAGAAGGTCTCCGCGGCCACGGCGCAGTTGATCAAGACCACCGGTGGCGCGGCCAACGTCACGGCCGGCTACGTCGATCAACTGACGACTTCCCTATCGAACAAGAATGGCGTGGACGACGAGGCCATCGCCAAGGGCGCCAATCTTCTCCTGACCTTCAAGCGGGTCCGCAACGAGGCCGGCGAGGGCGGGAGGATCTTCGACCGCGCCAACCAGGCCGCGGTTGATCTCTCGGCTACCGGATTCGGCTCGATCACCACAGCCAGCAAGCAACTCGGCAAGGCACTGCAAGATCCGATCAAGGGAACTACGGCCCTGGCTCGCGCCGGCGTGACGTTCACCGACCAGCAAAAAGAGCAGATCACCAAGATGGTCGAGGCCGGCGACATCCTCGGCGCTCAGAAGGTCATCTTGGCTGAGGTCGAGTCTCAGGTCGGCGGCGTCGGCCGGGCCTCGACCACGGCCGGCGAGAAAGCCGTAGTGGCATGGGACAACTTCAAGGAACTCCTCGGCACAGCCCTGCTTCCGTTGGTCGACAAGTTCTCCACCTTCATGCTGGACAAGGGAATCCCGGCCCTATCGAGCTTCGTGTCGTTCCTGTCCACGAACATCCCTAACGCGGTAGCCAACGCCACCAACACCATCGAGGGCTTCAAGGAGGCCTTGACCAAGGGATGGGAGCGGGACACCGGGACCTGGGGTAACGAGATCATCTACGCCGGCCTCGCCATCCGTAAGGCCTTCCTGCCAGTGGTTGCGTTCATCCGATCCGAGGTGGTCCCTCGGGTAGCCAGCATCGGGGATGCCTTCTCGGATCTCCTGACTGTGCTCAAGCCGATAGCGGTTCAGATCGGGACGGCGATACAGAGCGTCCTTTCCCCAAAGGGCGGTGGCGGCGAGGCCTGGACAACGATCCAAGACACCATCGTCTCGGCCCTGGTCTTCATCGAGCGGACCGTCCGCACTGTCACCAAGATCATCTCCGCGGTCTGGGCCGAGCATGGCGACACGATTACGGCTGTAGTGAAGTCCAACTGGTCCGCAGTGGCCGGCATCGTCAAGGGCGCGCTGAGCGTGCTCAGCGGCTACCTCAAGCTCGCTACCTCCCTCATGGCCGGCGACTGGTCCGGCGCGTGGAAGGGCATGCGCCAAGTGATGAAGGGCCAGCTAGACATCATCACGTCGATCGTCAAGGGCGTAGGGAAGATCCTCGGCGCCCTGGTCGCTACGGCCTGGTCGGGCATGGTCGATACCGTCAAGTTCTGGATGGGCCGGCTAGTGGGTTTCCTAGCTGAGAAGTGGAGCGGCATCGCTCGCGGGGTCACCACCGGCCTGTCACCGATCGTAGGGTTCGTCGCCGGCATCTGGGCCAAGCTCCAGGCCGGCGCAGCCTCGGGTCTCGCAGCGGTAGCGAAGGTAGCGAAGGCAGCGCTCAATGCGATCCTCCTGCCGTTCAAGATCACGTTCACCGCGATCGGTACGTTGATCGCCCTGACCTGGGGCGGGATAGCGAAGGTCACCCGAGCGATCTGGGCCAAGATCGGTGGTGACGTTAGGGCATCGACCAGCGCCATCAGCAAGACGATCTCGGGCTGGCTTTCGGCGGCGCGGAGCACGATCACCGCAACGTGGAACGCGATCTACTCGCGCGTCCTAGCTCCGGTGTGGAACCGCATTCGCTCTTTGTTCTCTAGCGCGATGGCGGCCGTCCGCGCCGGCTGGGATCGCTTCTGGTCGCTCATCAGGTCCACGGCCACCAGCGCGTGGAACGCGGTCAAGGATCGCGTGATCTCGCCCGTCTGGACGCGCATCCGCTCGATCTGGACGAGCGCGCAGACAGCCGTCCGCTCTACCTGGGATAGCTTCTGGGGCCGGATCAAGGACTCGGCTCAGAGTGCGATGAACACCGTGAAGTCGCGGATCGACACGGTGCTAGGGAAGATCCGCAGCGCGTTCTCCTCGGCCAAGACCAGCATCGGGAAGGCCTGGGATGGCGTAAAGGACAAGGTGTCCTCGCCTATCAACTGGGTCAAGAAC